TGGGTCAGGAATACGTCCAATTGGTAGCCCGTTTACGTTCATTGGAGCATTTAATGTCGGCGCACTATCTCCTACTAACCCTGCTGCACTAGCAGTAATAGTTAATGTGAAATCTGAAGTGTCATCGATAGTAATACCGTCACCAGCAATAAGGGATCTAGCTGATAAAGTGCTTCCAGCAGTATTACCCATAAGTACTTGGTTAGGACCATATGCGATACCGTCACTTAAATCGGCAAGTGTAATAGTTCCGCCAATTCCAAATACTGCATATATTTCGTTAAAGTTATCATTGACTTTTCTAAACGATTCGCGAATACTGTCACCAGTTCCGTCGTTACCTTGTACGCCAATATCAATTATTTGCTTTGTCATTTGTTATACTCCAAAACTGCTTCCGCAGCCGCAAGTTACTTTTGCGTTAGGGTTAATGATAGTAAAACTACTACCCATTAATTCTTCTTTATAATCTATTGTTGCGCCTTGCAAATATTGCATACTCATGCTATCTACAAGGACTTTAAAGTTATCTACTTGAATTTCGAAGTCGTCTTCTGCAACTTCTTCGTCTAGTGTAAAACCATAATTAAATCCCGAACATCCACCGCCTTGAACAAAAGTACGGAGTGAAACGTTGGGATTATTTTCTTCTGCAAGTATATCTTTGATTTTTTCTTGCGCTGATGGTGAAATTGTGATCACAGTTTGCCCTCTATGATATATTTATCAAACCATTTTTATAATCTTAATGTAAATACAATTATGTACATTGGGCAAGAATACGCACAACACAGTTACTATCGTAAAAGTAAATATGGTACAGTTCACGCATACTTGCGTAAAAAGACTGTATTAATATTTCAATGTGATTGTTGCCATGGCATTTTTAAACGTGATAAAGGAAACATGGATCCTAATCGTTTAAACAACAATGTATATCACGTATGTGGTGACTGCGATGCTAAAAAGTTTGCTCAGAGTAAAGGGGTTGAAGCTCGTAAAGTCTGGGACATGCCTGTTAGTAGCCTAAAAACAATAGGCACTCTTTAATACTATACTAAATAACCAACAGGAGATCATTTTATGATTAATTTTTTTAAAAAACTATTTGGTGCTAAACCTGCTGAAACAGTAGCAGAAGTACCATACAAGGTTGAAGCGCCTGCTCAAGAGTCTGCACCAGTTGCAGTAGAGCCGAGAAAGGAGGTGACTTCCGAAACTGCTTCTAAACCCGCTACTGCTAAAAAGCAGGGTGGTGCTAAGAAGCCCGGAGCACCTAAGAAACAAGGCGGCAGCAAACCTCGTAAGCCAAAAGCACCTAAAGCGCCAAAGGCTTAATTACCCCCAGTTTAAGATTCGTATAACGTATTAAACTGAAAGGGCCCATTAAGGGCCCTTTTTTATTAATCAAATTTCTTTAGCTTTGTGCTAGTTTGTTCCATTTCGTCTTTGATTTTAAGCTTCTTCTTTTTAAGAGCTTCGACTTTCATATCGTCTGTATGATGTGCATACAGTTCTTGAATTTCTTTATCTAAATCGTCATGTTTTTCACGCAGTGATTCTAGGTGATGAATTAGCTTTTCTCTTGTAATCATACGATCCCCTTCATTTGATTGTATAGTTCGATACTGGCTAAATTCTTGCCCTTGCTTTCGCACATTATGTCGAACTGGTTTGCGAAACTTATTGCCCAATTATTAACTTCCTTATTCCAATAAAAATCAGAGTGTGCTCTGAGTTTTGCTTTTTTATGCCCACTTTCTAACAAAGTTGTGTAATTGGGCTTTGTATTTGTACAGTGTCCTACTAAAACATCTTCACGACTAACAGAGTAATGGCAAGTAGGCCGAACGCCACGCCACGAATCAATAACCCGTTGTACCCGAATATCGTCCGCTTGTATGTATTCCCCTTCTCTAACCCAGTGGTGATGAATGTCCAACACAATAGGGAGAATATCAGTAAGCTCAAGACAGTCATTTAATCCCCATGCGTTTTCTTCGTTTTCGATAGTGATACAATTACGGGCTTCGGTGCTAAGTTTGCTGTACGCACTTCGGATGCCGGCTGGACCTTGTTTACCGGCAATATGTACGTTGATCTTAAAGTCTTGAAACTTTTTGCCGTATCCCATGAAGCGGGCCATATCTGCATGATATTCAAATTCCTCTATAGAGCGATCAACAATACCAGGATTATCAGAAGCCAACACAGTGAACTGGCCAGGGTGCATTGAAAGGCGTATTTGTTTATCCCTAGCCAAAACACCGATTTTCGAAAATCCTCGTTCAAGTAGTGCAAGCACATCTGCTCGCTTATAATAATCGCGATAAAGCTCATGAGTGTAAGCAGGAAGAATATCACTGCTAAGTCGGACCATACGGAGCTCATTATCTAATGTACCTACCTTTTCTACAAGTTTGTATGTAGACTCGAGGTTTTGTGTACACAAGTCCCAGAGCTTTTGCTCTGCTACATCTCTTGTTTGTTTATTTAACCAACTAATAGTAGTTGTGCCGGTATTGTACTGTTTTGCATCATCAGTGGCCTTAATACCATCTGTTTGATGCGGAAAGTCAATCCATTTACATGCGAAACCAATTTTGCCCATTACCAGTGCCTTATTACGCCTGCGACGATAAAAATGTTAGTGATAATGTATGTTAGCACAATAGCAGTCCGAATGCAAGCAATACGGTCCGATTCCTCGTCCGTTTTGCCTGATTTTTCGCCTAAAGCCTTAGCCCAAAGTCTCCAAAACTTATTTCTTATCATTTTGGACTATACCATACTGCTTATAGAGCCAATTAATAAACTGTTCAATTTCCTTACTAGGATATGGATAAACCTTGTAAGCAATAGTAATACGTTCTAACCAATCTTTATCGATCATACACCGTCTCTGTAAAACACTGATCTTGATTTAGGAGTTTCCCACCATTCAATGCGTTGAACAGTAACACCTAGCGCACTCATTTTAGCTTGTACTAATTCAGCCATCCATGAGCTAAGATGCTCACTTGTAGGTACAAAGTCTACAATTAAAAAGCCTTCAAAGTATTCATACTCCGGAGTATTTGGAGTAATGTCGTCTAGTTTAATCTTCCAACCAGCAATATGGTTAGTGTCAGTAACATAAACTGGTTGTAGCACACGTTCACCGATCATTTGATTGTATAGCGGGTCTTTACGGTCTAGAATAAATTGGTGATCAATGTGTTCGTTGATCCATTTCTTTAGCCATTCCAAATGTCTAAAGTCTGTAACCATTCCTGTATTATCCAGTTTAGGTGCTGTTAAGAACACTTGCATCTTGCCTTCGTGTCCATGTAAATGGCGACAAGCGCATTTTAAGTCAGCGGCATAAGCGCCGTTTAATGTTTGAGTATGAACTCTGTGACCATAGCAGAATTCAAAAGTTTTATCGATAATCCAAGTCATCTTGCTTTCCTATATAAGATGACACGCAGAATATTTAATGAGGGATGAGCGTCTAAAGTCCTCGAGCCTAAATATGCCTAAACAATATAATATATCTTTTAATTATATAGAATTATTTAGGATTGTCAACTTCTTGATTTGCCAAACGTTTAATATTTTGTTTGGCTTCGTGTACATCTTCCAATACGGCTTTTAATAAACTTTGAGCAATTTGTTGATGACATAGTAATACTTTAACAACTCGCATTGTCCAATACCACCAGTTGATTGAAAGAATTAGCATTAAAGATATAACAACCCACCAGATGCTTGATTGATGGAAATGGTCAAGCCAGTCCCAAGAGAATATTAAAAAAATGATACCAACAAAGACAACGGAACTAGCATAAAGCCACGCCCTGCGCTGTTTGTTTATTTTATCTAAGTCTGTACAGTGTTGGTCTAATAGGGATATTATTTTTGGGTTCATTGAGTAGCGATAAGTCCGAAAGGCATCCAAATACCAGGTGCCCCCTCAGTTACGCATACCCATCCAATATAACTTCCACTCTGTGGTTGATTATTCCAACAAATGTCGCCTTTATTGAATGTTCCTTGGGTAGGCGCAACATTACCGGTAATAAATTTCTTATCGTTAAAACTAACATTTCCTTTAACAGTTAAGTCAAAGGCTGGGTCAGGATTGTTTACTCCAATCGATAATGGTCCATAAACCTTAACAGGTCTACGTACATTATCCTTGTTACCAATGTTGATCTGATGTACATCAGCGTATAGAACTTCACTGCTTGATACTGAAACAGAAATGTTATTAGTAGACGATAATCCGGTACTGTTAATATTTAAGTTGTTTAGACGATCATTAAAAACAGCAGATTTTAATGTTGCTGTGCTAACAGTGAATGAATTGTTAAATGTTACAGGACCTGAAACTTCTAATGATTCAAGTCGTCCTAGTTTTGTTAAATTAGATGTAACTACGCTTTCGCCTATTGCAGTCTCCGATAATACTAACTTTTTGTTAACATAGTATGATTGACCTGCTGCTAAATCAAAAGATTCTGTAGTCCATAATCTATCAGGATTGCTAGCCATTACTAAATGTCTGTCAATTCCTGTACCGGTCCACATTAGACCCTTGTTGTAAATTGAATTGTCTTTTGTTGATTTAAATTCTAGTGAGCTATAACGATCAATTCTTGTATCAGAAATAATAGTTTCAACATTGAGTGTACCGTAAATGGTTACGTTTGCTGTTTTGCTCTGCTCATTTCCAAAAATAATGTTACCATCATTTTTAACAATAATTCTAGCAGTATTATCAGTAACAATGTTTAAATCGCTATTGCTGTAAGTACCAACATCTGCGCTACCAATTCGTGAGCTTCCTGCTACAAATTCAACATCGTTTTCGACAATTGATAACGGACCGTTTGGATTTTCAGTGTTGATACCAAAACGTCCTAAGTTGCTACTAAAGAACGCAAACTGTCCAATACTAGAATCGCCTAGTACTGTAAGATTATTCAAAGTACCAATTTGTTTTAAATTACTTTTTGTAATTGATGAGCCTAGTGCTCCTTCGCTTAATACAGCAACGTTATCAATTTTATATGACTGTCCTGTTTTAAGATCTAAATCGGCATCGGACCAAATACGGCCGCCGTCTCTGTAAACTAATCTGTAACTTCCGTTGCCGTGTGTCCAGCTTAGTCCTTTACCAGTAATATCTGCTTCAAGGTTTGCTGTCCATTCACCAGACCCGGAAGATTTATTATTTTCTGCTACAAGGTTTTTAACTGTAAGTGTATCTACAGTAATAGATTTAGTAGTTAAATTACCAGTATGATTGATATCGCCCGCTACTTCTTTTAGGGCAATTTTATCAATAATAATTGTATCGTTTTGGATTGTAAAGATTTGGCTCATAATAGGTCTCTCGTCCAGTATTTATCTTAGGACGAGAGAACCTAAAATCAGCGATTATGCTACTTTGAGTAGTATCGTTTCTTCGTTAATGCGCCCATTCATTTTAGTGTCCGTAGCATTAATGTCGTCTAAGAACTTACGCAACTGTACCTTACCAGCCGCCTTGAACTCTTTGAGCTTTTCTTCGGGCTTACGAATAGTTTTGCAAATACTACTATTTTCGTTAAAACCAGTTATAGTGGTGCCTTTAACGCCGAGTTCTGCATATTCTGACGCAACATAACGTCCTAATTTGCGTGTTTTTGTGTTATAAACCCACAGTTCTTTACTACCAATGATATCAATTGGATTAATAGAAACGAGCTTTAAAGGCTCATTTTGCTTTAGGTATTTCATCTTAGAAACCACCTTAGCCTTATCTGTAGGCTTCTTAGCACGTGGTGCGCGGTTAACTTTAGCTTCTTGTGCAAGCATATCGCAAGCACTCATTATTTCTTGATAGAAGGTAATAATCTTTTTCATATTAGCTTTACTAAGATGGCTATAACCTTCTTTAAGCTGATCGTCTGCATCTTTGCTACTTGCTTCTTCAAGTTCAGCTAAATTGCGCTCGTAGAAGCCTTTAATAATACGAGCGTGTGCTGCTTTTGCTTCTACTGCCCTAAGCAAGTTAAGAATCTTAAATGCCTTTGGATCAAATGTTTCTGGGTCTTCTTGAAACGCTTCAATGGCATTTTCAATTTCTTCAGTCATATTGTATGCAGCGTCACGCACACGTTCTTGAATACTTGGCATGTAAACTGTTGCTTTTTCTGCTTCTTTTTCTGCTGCGGCAATCTCTGGATCTACATCATCTTTGCCTTGTGCGATAATATCAACAATTTGTTTGCGCAGCCATTCGCCTGAATCCCTACCATTATTAAAGTCTTCACGCTGCGGAGTCATACCGCGAAGCAAGCAATGGGCAATGGCGCCTGTAGTAGTACTAATGCGATTGTCCTTAACTTTCTTAATTGCAGCAATGTCTTGTTTAGAACAACCAACACTTTCCATCCATTTAACAACGACAGGTTTGTAAGTTTTAATTTCGGACTCTAAACGATAGTAATCCATAGCACGTTTAAAGTGTCTGTGGAATGTATCACCGTCCCAAGTTTCGCAATCTTCCCAAGTTGGGCTAGTATCCTTGACTGCTCGTGTACGATGAGCAATAACTTGTTTTTTAGTTACACGAGTTTTTGTCGCTGCTTTTGCCATATGGCCTCCATATTTTGACTAACTTTATATAGTATAGCATCAAACTAATTAGCAGTCAACATCAATGTTATAATTTATTTTTTATCTTATTGGCTATTATATTAGCCCAATCAGTTTGGGCATCTACAAGAAAATGGTGATTTCTCCCGTCAACGTGCCCGTCATATTTAGACTTCATGTAATTATAGTAAGTCATGTCACGATTTAACGGTTCTAAATAGTTAGGGTCATTTTTTATTTGATCAAATATTTTAAGAGTAGGACGACCCTCGTCGAGCTGATGAAGTAAGTTTTCTTTAGGATAAGTTACTGAATGCAATGCATTAAAGAAATAATAATCGATATTGTGCAATTTTAAAAAATTAGCCATACTATAATATATCATTGAGAATTTATTATAGGTATTAACTAAATCGGTTCCTAAAACATAATTACGAAATCCTGATTGAACAACTTCAGGCCATCTTCTAAAATATGGTAAATTTTCACACCCTGGTACAAATCTATAAAGGACACCTTCATATATAAAGTAATCCCTCTCAAACCCTGACCAACCTATTATTACTAAAATTTCTTCTGGTTTATATTGATCGAGCAAATTTAAAATTGAATGTATTGACCCAGATAAAATTCCTTGGTTGTCTTGTCCGGAGATTGCATTGTTTACGTGAATTAAATTAAATTTACTAGCAAGTTGCCCGGCCCATGACTGTGTTAAGTCTTCGGGGGTTCTATGTGATCCAACATAACTAATTTCTGCACCACAACTGTGACTGCAACCATTTACATATAAAACTTTTTTCATAACATTCTTTTTGAAATTAACACGTCTGCAATACAATGACAGATGTCTTTCCCGCAAATGGTACTCGAGGTTGGCCAATCAACTGTGTCCATAATATTACCTATAAACCCGCCCTGTCCGCAATTTCCTCGTTGTACGTTCCCGTCAAAGTGGACAAACAGACTTTCGAGACCTATGTCACAACTCCATCCTTGAAAATCAGTTAATTTATTATTTTCTAGTGTACTAGCAATTTTAAAATCTAAATGTTGCTCAGATCCATCGTCATTAATAATATTTGACACTGTTTTACTATGTCTAAAATTATGAGGGAGTTTATTAAATTTTAAAACAGGCGGTGTATTATTTAAAATGTTATTTTGTTCTTCAGTGTAATTGATTGTGCAAAATGGATCACCTATCCCAAAGTTAGGAAGTATTCTTACAACCTCCATACAAAATCCGGTATTAACTTCTTCCAATCTTTTATAAAAATTATAGCACTGGTCCCAGTAATCTGGATGCATCATTACACGCATAGTTACACGAGTGCGTTGATGCAAGTACATAAGTTTATCAATTAACTCGTCTTCTTTTTCGCGAGTGTCCATAAATTCTGGATGATAGCTTACAGATATGCTGCATATTTTATCAGCAATATCTTCCCACCATTCTTTTTTTCTTACGAGGTTAGTAGTAAGATTAGTAACACCGCCGTTGTCATAAATTAAATTAACCAGTTCTTTAAAAAACGGACTAACTGTTGGTTCGCCACCTGATAGGTTACATTGCACATTACCGTACTTACTAAAACAATCTTTAATAAATTGTTTAGCATGTTCCCAGTCGTAGTGATGATTTGTACCAGTATGTAAATTGCTTGGGCAGTAACTACAGTGGTTTGTACAAATATTATTAATGATCCATGTTAGCAATAGAGTATTTGATAAATTTTTAATTTCAATAATCTTTTTACCATTATATGGAATTGGGTTAGCCATCTTATAATCCTGTTAAAAATATTTTGTTTAGAAACGGTATAGATTTATTGTGATCTACGTTTCTATGTGAATCTATAACTGTAATAGTATTTTTTAAAATTGTTAAATTAAAGTTAGCTTGAACAGGGTCATATGGTTTTTCTAATTCATGGATAAGTAAATCAGTTTTAATTTTTAAATCTGGAAAGAAATGTAGTGTATCTGATTTACTTTGATACGATTTAATCTTGTCTATAATTTCTGCACGTAGTTCAGTTGGTATCCATTCGATTCGCAATTCTAACGGAAAGTTGAGTAAGTTAATGTTATACGGCCATTCATTATAATACGGATAGTTAAAAAACTCTGCATCTAAATATTCTAGTAAATCAATAATGTAATAGATATTTAAAATGCTAACAGTAATGTTTACTAGTATCTTAACATTAGGATGCTGCATGTATTGTCGTGCAATTTTAAAATTCTTTTCAATCACGTGCCACTTAGATGGGAATCTAGTATATTCTTGAACATCTCCGATTCCGTCAATGCTAGCAATTAATTCGAATTTTTTATAAGCAGGCATTAGGCTAAAGAATTCTTTATTTAAATTAGTAAAGTTACTACTAATAAAAACAGTTATATTCTTAGCGTAATCTTTATCTACACAATATTTTAAAATTTTGTGTACAATGGGATTAACAGTAGGCTCACCGCCTGCAAAACTTAGCACGTCAAGCGTAGGTAGTATATTAATTAACTCGTTCCAGAACTCACCAGTTTCTGCCCAATCTAAACCGATCATATTAGGCAATTGGTATTCTTTAACACTGCCTTCCCATACACCCGGTGTACCTACTTTGATTTCACGGAGCCTACCACCGAACGATTTAATGCCACCAAACTTATTGTCTAGTTCTCGTAATTCTTTTTCGACCTGGGACGAATCATACGCATTACACGTAAAACATTTTAGGTTGCATAAGTTATTAGGTTTTAGTTCTAATCGTCTAGGAAGGTGTGGAGCAACTCCGCCATTTTTAATAGTATCACTAACTAGTTGTAAGTACTCTCTATTATTAATGTTTTCACGAATGCTTCTTGCCCGCATACTAGCAGCTTTGTCTCGTGTGCAGACTTTACAACCTCTTATTTCTTTACCAGCATACATGTCATTTCGTATCTCTATAAATTTTTTACTATTCCAAAAATAATCTATAGATTTATCGGCCGATACTTTTTCTTCTTTTGACAGGTGCAAATGTTCAGCCCAATAACAACATGGGAGAATAACACCGTTAGGTCTAGTGCTAACTTCTAAAAATGGATGAAAACAAAAATTTTCATTTCGAAGTATTTCTTTACGTAAATTATCTAACTCATCCATTTACTGACGCTCTCACAATTTCCATTTCTGGAATAACTTTGTAAACATCTTCGCCTCGAACATCATCAACTTGTTTTGAAACGTGTACAAACTTTTTAGCTGCTGCTTCGTCCCACGGTTGTTCTAATTCGTGAATAATATGTGTGAACAAGTGATCAATTGTTGTGTTGTATTTTGCGTTGTGTTCTTTAATAAATTCTCTTAGCTCTGCAATAGTTTCTTGTCTATAGCTGTCTGGTAAAATATGTACGTGATAGTGTGTTGGGTGTTGCAACAAGTTGATAAAGAAGTTTTGATAGTTGTTCTTTTTACGAATCACTCCTAACTCAATTAGGTGATTAATAATTACAGGCAATCTTCTTACATTCCATGCACCAATTGTCATGCCTGGACGAACAATAATATTATCTAGTGTTGTAAGTTCTCTTAGATTGTCTTCAACTTTGTGCCATACAGTTCCGCTACGAATTAGTTCAGCACGTTCGCCGATTTCGTCGATACTTGGCCACACTTCAATCTTATCTGGTTCCCATTGTTTCCAATAGTCAAGTGCATTCTTTTTACCGTAAGATAAAATTGATGCATTTGTATTGTAACTAATTTTAACGTCAAATCGTTTGTTTTCAACTAGCAAGTCTAATGTTTGCCAATGCTCTGGCATCATAAGTGGTTCACCGCCAGCAAAGTAAACCTTTTGTACGTGTTGTACTTGATCTTTTAAAAAGTCAAAGTTTGTCTTGTCGTCAACTGCTTCAATGTTCCAAACTTTTTCTTGATCAGTGTATCCTAACTTTTTAGCATCAGGCACCCACGCAGAACTATATCGTGGACCACAGCTACG